TCTGACCCGGTATCGAGCGGCGCAGGGCCGACAACTCCGATTCCGTCAGGTTTCCCTTGCCTGCAAGCTCCCTCGAGATCCCGGAGATCGCCCATACAGCATCGCCAATCCTACCAGCAGACGGACCAATCAAGGCGTCCATGATATTCCGGGATGCGTATCGAGACAAAGGCTTGCCAGTTGCAGGTCCCATACCGACAGTGCCGCCGGACACCTTCTCGAGCATATTGTTAGCCTCGAACAGCCAACCCGTAAGGCCCGATCGATCGACGCCAGCAACAATCCACTGAGGCAGTGTTTGCGGCGTCGGCTTGTCGTTCATGTAAGACTTCAGGGTTTCAACGACCATGCCAAGGGCGACCATGCCGGCGGCGCCAAAAAGCACACCCGCATCCCGCTGCTGAAGCCCCGCAAGAAGTGTGCGAGGCACCGACGCAAACGCAAAACTCTTGAGCTGGCCAATGAGCGACCCGACCCAATGGCTCATCCAGTGCGGCCTGTCCAAGCCTGGCGTCACAATCGTACGATCAATGTCGTTGGCAATCGCCGAACGGAAGGACTCCATGGCGTTCTTGATGTTGACGCCGTTGACAGCATCATCGAAGTCCCATTCCCGGGTATTTGCGATATAGACGCCCTTGTCGACACGTCCATGCTTCTCGAACTGTTGAGCGATCAAGCGAGCGTCAAACTCATCAATGCCGGACCTAGCCAATGCCATCCGGTCCATGTCCGTTGCGCGACCTTCCGCAACACGCTGGGTGGCCTTCAGGATCTTGTTCATGACCATGACGCCGGTCCATTGCTTCAGCATCGAGTTCCACTGGTTCATCAATGCCAGATAGCCAAAGCGATCAGCAGCCCACCCAACGCCACGCTCAAACTTGCTGTGCCGTCCGTAATCATCCATTACGTCGGCAATAGCCATTCCCCGCGGGAACACCATCTCCAGGGCGGTTCCAGCATCGAACACTTCCTGACCTGCGGCCTTGAGCGCTGATCGGTCAAGATTGGCCAGTGCCGATGCCAACGAGCCAAGCCCATCACTGTAGAACGTGCCAAGACCATGCACCATCATTGGCCGAAACGTATCGGTCAACGCATTTACGGTCATGCCGCCAAGTGAGGTCATGTAAACGAGATTCTTCATGACACGGCCGGCACGTGGGCCGAACGCATCATGGTTTTCCGGCATGCCGTACTTCCCTTGAAGCCGGTCAAGAGAGATCTGCAAATCTTCAAGCACCTGCCGGCGCTCACCGTCCAGACGGATCCTTGTCTTCTCATCTGGCGCACGGTCAATCAGAGCGTTGTATTCGTCATTTATCTTCGATCTATACTCTGAAGCGTCAAGATCACCAAACATTCTCATGATTTCTACTTGAGGCGTAACAGTTCTGTTATAGTAACGAGCAATCATGTTAATGTCGCTCTCAAGGAAATCTTCGAACTTCAGGTCTCCATGAACGAACGTGTCGGGGATGCGCAGTGTCCTGGCCTTCAACGGACCCTGGACGCCGGCAGGAAGATCAAACGACATTCTGGTTGGATCATGCCCAAGAATGTTGTCGATCACCTTGTCTGCTTGATCTGTAAGCGCCGCTCGATCAAGTCCGGTAAATGCCCGCAAGTCTTCTATGTTCTTTACTTCCGCAGGTTTCGCCGTTTCCGGGTTAAATGATTTCTCCAGCTTGGCAAGCAAACGCTGTGCTCTCTGCTGTGACTGAGAGAAGTACTCTACCAAGATAGACTTGAAGTCGCCGCGTTTAGCCTTGATGCGATCTTGGCGATAGATTCGTGTCAGATAAGACTGCCCGCCGTCATCCCAAACCTGATCAGCCACCTCTGGACTAAACCCATCATCACCGCCGCCGGAAGACTTCAAACGCTCCTGCATGTCGCCCATCAGCTTACGCATGCGCTGCTGAAGTTCTTCAGGCATGCGCCCGTGGGCAGCCTGGCGCGCTTCATCCATCGACGCCTGGGCTTCACGAAGCTGGTTGATACGATTTGCAGCTTCTTCCGCGAACCCTTCGCGGCCAGCAAGTTCATCCAGCGCCTTGGCGACACCGCCAAACTGACCGGGCTCGATGCCTTGGCCGCGAAGATATTGGCCATAGTCGCGGACAAGGGCATTATAGGCATCCATGGCCTGCTTTAGATCGATGCCACCGGCAGCGCCGGGCGCAGCCCCATCGGCACGCGGAGACCGAATTCGAGCGATTGCTTCTTCGATCGCATCCTCGAGCGAAAAGCCTTGCTTCTGCACAAGGTTCACAAGATAGGCTTCATCGGCCTCATCAAGATTGAGGCGCGTACCCATCGTGCTTTCGAAAAGGTCACGCGCTGCCGAGACGATGTAAGCAGCTTCTTCTTGCGGATCGACGCGATTAGGGATGTCGCGACCGAAGATGGCATCACGAACGGCTTCATAGAGATCGTCGACTGTCTGGCGAGCTTGCCCGTTTTCAATCATGTCAGCTTGGCTAAGAAGACCACGCTGCATGAGGGCTTCGCGCATCTTGTCGGGCTCGAGACCAGACTTGTTGTTGATGATGCCGCGCGGCGGCTCCATTGCCTTCAGATCGCCGGTTGTGTCTTTGATGCCGCCAAGCTGGCGGATGGCCGTAAGAAGTGGAGACCTGCCGCCAGCAGCGAACATCATATTGTCACTTGTGGCGCTCTTTATGACCCCGCGGCCTTGCGCTTCTGGAAAAACAACGTACTGCGTTCCTTGGGTTGCGCCATCAAAACCCTGTCGCCTTGCTTCAGCAAGGATATGATGCCGATCAATGCGGACACGTCCGCCTAGTCTTGATTCTTTGAATTCCATAAAATCGGCAATATCACTCTCGTTCAAAAATCGTCCTGTAAGACGAACTTTAATCGTTCCTGGCGTTGCTCCATCTTCACCGCGCCTGCCTTCTGACCCATACGCCATGGCATACCGGTTAGATTGTTCTGGATCTGGAGCAAAATATATGCCTTCGCCCATCTCCATCGATGATCGATCCGGCATGGCAAAACGGCCGCTAGACGCGATCTCACCAGCTGCTGGTGAGCCATGATAACCAATGACCGTAGTCACCTTTGCGCTTCTCAATTTATTCTGCATCGCCGATTTGAATTCAGAAGACCCAACGGCTTCCTGTACTTCGGCATCTGACAACTCGCGCTGAAGTCTTTGAATCTTGCTAACTATATCTGCCGCCGCTTGATTTACTTTGTGTTTAAAGTAATCTACGGTCCTATACTTGTTTGTTTCCCAGTCAACCCCAAGAGCTTTTAGATCGGATATGGCCTTGTTCATCTCATTTTCTAAAAACTCCGCCGAATTGGAGCTGTTGGCACGCTGGCCGCCAGAAGCGAACATCATGCCCATGTCTTGGGGCGAATCCACCTCCGACATCCCGGCCCGAATGTCAGCCGGAACAACGTAATTGAACGGATCACGGGATGAACGAAGCTCGCCCATCCGCTCTATGGGAACCCGCACAGCAAACACCTTGCCATCAGGGCCAGCAAAACCCTTGGCGCGATCGAACGATCGAGTAAAGTGATGGCCTAGTCCACCAGATGCGTTAGCTGGCTCGCCGCGGTAGAGGACGACATCTTTGGCAACGCGACCGCCAGAAGCGAACATCGGACTAGCCGACATAGGAAGCATGGCCATCAGGTCGCCAACGGCTTGCAGCTCAGACGCCATCATCCGACCAGATGCAGCACGCTCGGCCAAATGCCCTACTGCCTTCGCGAAAATTATCTGTTCCGCCTTTTCATCGCCTTCGAACTGGCGCATATAAACATCACGCAACGTGGCGTCTTCGAACCTTGCATTGACCACTTCACCGCGCTCTCGCGCGTACCGGCCAACCTTCTGATTCAAAGGATCGATCGCTTGGACAAGACCCTGCAGCCTGGTCAAGGCCTCGCCATCAATGCTGCCCCTCAAGACGGCGGATTCGGCCATTACGTGAGCCAGCTGACCCCGCAAGCCATGGTCTCCATTCTCGAGGCCGGCAAGCCGGAAAACCAAGACCCCGTTCCCGTCCCGGCTGACCAAAGCCTGAGAGTCGAACAGCCGCTCCCGGTCCAGGATAACCCGCTCCCCGACGTTGCCCTGCCGGATGTCGCTGATCAGCCCGACCTCGACCAACCGAGTATCGATCGGCCTCAGCGAACCGACAGCTTGGACTCGGAGCCCAGGCGGGAAGTCAAACCCATCAAGGAAAGTCCGAAGCGCAAGAAGCGTGTCCGGTCGAACGCTTACGGGGATCCCGGCGCGAAGATCCGTTAGAGCTTGATCGCGGGCAAATGACTCATCGCGTCCAGCTCTGGCAAACGCTTCCTTTGCCCGTCGCACTTCCGAGAATTCGTCAAGGGCTTGACGATCGAACCCACGAGATCCAGGCAAATTATCGATGCCTGAAACAGGCGATGGCTCTGCCCCTAGCAGGGCGCGCATGCCGCCAACTGCGAACATTGGATCTTCACGACCCGCCCCAAGGCCAGCAGGATTCTCTCCGAACAGGGCCTTGATATCGTCAGCAATAGGCGCCAACTCCAGGTTATCGGTCCAGTGACCCGCAGCCCGCAACTCCATCATGTGAGCAACGGCTTCCTCGTGAACGCGAGCCTCCATGTCAGGATAATTCGCGTATAGATCTTCATAGACTTCGCGAATTGTCCTATCATCAGCAGTACGCCACGTAGGATCGCCAACGTACCGAAGAAATTCATTGTACTGGATATCGAGAACACGGAGATTTTCAGCATGAGCCGCGAGACGCTTGATGCCTTCAACCGAATGCTGACCGACAAGAAGGCGATCGAACGCCGCATGCGTACTTTCATGCCATATCTGCCCGAACAGGAGTTCAGGGCTATTGATACCCCCTACCTTGTCACCGATCCCGGATCTGAGGATGAAAATCTCCCCGTCCATATGGAAGGCTCGCAACCCGCTGGCGATTTGCCCGAGGCTCAAGGTGTAGTCACGGACCTCACCGAACAGGTTACGGAACGTAAACCGGAATCCTGATCCAGTCGGCTGCGCCTTGGTCATGATGAACTTAGGAATATCCTGCAGCTGCTTGGGCAGCATTTCATCGACCATCATCAGATCATCGATCAGGCGCATCTGTACCTGGTCATCGACCTTGACGATCTTCCCGTCCATCAGGTCATAAACCACATCATCCCATGACTGGCCGATCATCTCGCCGTCAGGGCGCACCAGACGACCCGTCTCGGGATTTACCGCAAACATCGGCTCATCGGCACCGCGCAAGATATCCTGAAGCTGCCGCAGCAAAACAGGATCATCACCAAGCAAATCGATCAGGGCATCGCGCTCGGCCGCAGTCATACCCTTGCCGCCGATGTTGGCCGACAATCTGTCAACCAAATCCCCGATCATGTTGCGCTGCAGAGGGTCCTGAAGCCTTGGAGGCGCGGCAGCATTCCCGCTCTGGCTGGCCGTTGCCGACAGCTTCCCTGCTGGATTGGCAGACAGTCCCCCTTTTGGACGTGATTTGCCCACCACTTCGGCGCGCAGCACCGACAGAGCAACAGCCTCATTGGCGATAGGATCGATGAGAAGCGCCCTGAACTCCTTAGCTGCCTTTGCGACCTCTGGAATTGGATGATCGTCACCGCGCCGCATGGCCTGGGACACCATCTCGCGAAATTCGCGCGGCGTCGGAACGTTATCCAGGCCACTCAGCGTCTTGCCGGGCAATCGTGCTCGAGTAGCCCCGCCTCGTCCGGTCATGCGCTTGACCATCTCGACCCATTGGTCATCGACCGCCTTGACGGCTCGTCCTTCCCGGGCGTTTCCGAGCACTTTCAAGCGCGTTTCAATCGTTCCACCACGAACTGCGGTTGGAATGAAGTCCCGGTTTCGCGTTGCAGCGAGAACAGGATCGACAAGCGTTCCATACAGTTCCCGCGCGGAACGGGCGCTGGAAGTTGCGAAACGTGTGCCTGGATCACTCAGCCATGACGGTAGCTTCTGGCCGACAAATTCCGCCATTCCAAACGACGGCTCAAGTTCCAATGGAGCATTCTTCACACGGGCAGCGCTCAGGTTTTCCGCAGCCAACCCACCCGGCGTAATGCCCATCTGGCGCAGCCTGGCATCGACGGCAGCTTCAGTGAGGCCCTTGACATCCAGATCAGCCGCAGCGGCCATCTGCCGGCGCAGGGCCACGCTCGAAGCGCCCGACATGAGACCGCCAAGCGCACCGCCTAGAGCGCCGGCAAAGATCAAGTTCATACCAGTTTCAAGCGCGGTTCTCGTGTATTGCGTCGACTGAAGGACGCCTTCCTGGATGCCAGCTGCTGCAACGTTGGCGCCGCCAACCGTAATCGCAGATCGAAATGCAGCTCGAGCGGCGTTCGCCCCTCGCACCAGTTGACCGCCTGGAATCAGCGTTGTCGGAGACAATATGGAAGCGATCATAGGGGCTACGATCCCCCATGTTCCAGATCGTTCCAGATCTTTCCGCCACTTCAGTTCCTGGCGAATTCGAGATGCAATGTATTCTGTTTCCCGATCGTTTCGAGAACGCAAGAAGCTGTCGGCAAACGGTTCCAACTCCGTTCCAACAATGGAATTCCATGGATTATGTTCTGGATCGGCATCGCCGAAGTCACGCTTGTCGAACCAGTACATTGCATTGACGACATCGTTTTCCAAATTCATCGCCGCAGACCAGCCCTCGCCCCATGTGGCCGGTTCCGTGTTGACCTGCGGATTTACGTCAAGGCCTTCAGGCAAGGCCACTGGCCCATATCCAGGCTGTTCTATTGGGTACAAAGGCATCAGAAATTGATCCCCTTGATCTTGGTCCTGCTATGACGCGGAGCACTAGGAGGATTTGGGTTGATTGCAAACTGTCCTGTCCTATCTGAGGATTCAGGTTCAGAGTCCGGCTCACTTGCTTGTTTATTTTGAGCAGAAGACTGTTGGCGACGTTCAGCGCTTTCTCTAACCGCTTGCCGGTTCAGTTCTTCGCTTTCCCGTATCCTGCCCATAAACCGTTCACGAGCAGCGTCTTTTTCTGCACCGTCAGGACTAATCATTTGGTTGAGCTGATACATGCCTCGCCTTAGCACCCGATCAGGCTTCATGGATGTTTTGTTGTTTTGCTCAATAGCCAAGCGGCGCTCATCAAACTTCCTCTTGGCGTCGGCCCGAACGGCATCAATATCACGCTGATCCATACGCCATTGCCTGCCGAGATCGATAAACAACCCGCTGCGTTCGTCAATATAATAGACCATATACCCTGGCGGTTCGCCTCGAGATATCTGACCTTGAGTTACGCCCGGGATGAACTCCAAAACGATCTTCTCAGGGTCAACCTTGAACTTGTCGGCCTGGCTTGCAAATGCCGCGAACCTTGGATCTGTTTTCATGCGCTCCTTGATGGCGGCTTCCGCCGTGTTCTTCAGATCCTCTTGCAGATACTTGTGGCCATCCTTGCCGATCGGCGGATAGAACCGTTCTGGAGGAAACCGCATTGTCCGGCTCGATCCAGTCACTTTTGACATGCCGTAGACCTTTAACATGTCACCAAGGGCCAGTTTCTCAGCCAAAACCTTGTTCCCGCCCGTCTCCTGGAACCAGTAGCCAAGACGCTCCTTGTATTCCGCAACGATGGCAGGCGCTCGCCTTGGATTGAGTGGATCAGATGAAAGTCCATCCGGCACAACATCGAGCTGGCCGGCAAGGCCATCCGCAGTAACCGCGCTCAATGTCTCCCGCATTTCCTTTGCGATTACATCCTTCATTTTTTCGCGCTCGGCCTTGAACTCTGGAGAGTTCATGCGAGCGATCTCCTTGACAGCATCAGCGCTCGACAGAGCGCCGACGCCCGTCGTCAATGACGTGTAGATCTGAGCCCGCTTGACTAGATCCCCATCAAGACCGTCAACAGCGTTGGGACTGGTCCGCTGGATGTTTCCAAGCAGTTCATAGGCCACAATCTGATTGGCTGGATCTGGCGACATGGCCATGGTGTGCAGTGACGAACGATACGGCTTTGCCACGTAGTTCAACTGCACCGCCTCCTGATAGATAGCCGCCGCCGCCGCCTGCTTTGTAACCGGAGGATTCCATACCTGGTTGGCAACCGCTGGGTCCTCGACCTCATCGCCGCCGCCCATCATCTGCATATCGCCAGAAGGCGAGCTTAGTGGCCCGTTCAGAATCACAGCGCCTAACCCGGACGCCTGAGCCATGTTATCAGCAAGATCCGTGTCATCCTTGCTGTATCGGTTCATTTTGATGTTGCCGGTTATCCAGCCCTGGTAGATAAGCTGTTGACGCTGACGTTCGGCAAGCTCGTCTCGGAACTTTTGTGCTGTCTGCTCGAGCGAAGGAAGTCGTTTCACCAATGCTTCACGCAGAATACCGTTGACGCTTTGGCCAGCCCCCGTCTGACTGGATACTGTAGCGCCACGAAGCGCACCAATTAGCTTTCGAGCAAGTGCAACTTCATTAGTGCCATTACCATGAGCGCCGTTGTCTCCTCGTGCCGGATTATGAGGAATTGAGAACTGAACCCCTGGGATTTTTCCAAGAGTGTCACGAAGTATGCTGGCATGCGCCTTGAGGCCTTCGTCTGAAGTAAAATATTTAACGGCACGAGAGTCTGTGACCGCAAATGGTTCTGTATGTATAGTGGCCGCTCTGCCTCTACCATTTTTAGATCGCGTAACAACACGAGGCTGCAAATCGACGCCTAGCTTTTCTTTATAAAGTGCCGAAATTTTTTGAACATAAGATTCAGCAGCCTTACGCTCCGCAGGACTGGCATCGTCCGGGATAACGATCATTGGTCCTGTTCGTCCACTTTCAGACCAGTTTGTGTCTAGGTTAACAACTCGTCCTCCGTTACGAGCAATTTCCTTTCGTTCAGATGATGAAAGTACTTGATCTCCATCAAGGATCTTAAATGGCAGATTATCCGGAGACGAAGTGTTGCGTTCAGTCGATGGTGGTTGGGGTGGTTGAGCCTGTTGGTTCTCGGACAAGAACTTCTGCGCATAGGCAAGCTGCTTGTCTGGAGGAAGACGTTGGATCGTTGACAAAACACCTTGCGCAACGTCGGCACGGAGCTTCTGCTTATAGCGCTCAGGTAACGGTGCCTGTTCAACCATCGTGTTCAGGCCGCGCTGGACCGTCTCAAGATGATTTGAAAATTCTGGAGAATTTGGGTCTAGCTTGCCGAATTCTCCAGAAATCGCACTATATGTTTTGTTATAGAGGCCTTCCTGCCGGCGTCCGATCGAGAACTCTGTTACCCGGTTCCCATGACGACCCCGGTTCTGTTCCACGAACAGCTCGAAGCTGCGCCGCTGATTGTCGTTGTTGATCGTTACCTTGGATCGAAGTTCGCCAACACGTTCCTCGAACCAACCGTTGCGGGCCATGCCCCATTCATTCGGATTGTCGCTATCGATGTTGAACCCGGCTTCGGCTTCCTGTGTCTGGCGCGAAAGCTCGTTTTGCCATTGCAGCATGGCCAGCTTGTTCTGGAACTCTGTTTCCTTGTCAGCCTCGCCGGCCATGGCTTCGAAGGCGCCCGACAACGATCCAATCGATCTGCCAAGGCCCTGAACGGCCCGACCTGGCGCCCCTGCCGAGGACATCATATCGCGCGATGCTGTTGGCTGGTCCGCCACGCGCAATGCGATCGACGGCCCCTCGACCTTAGGAATTTTGACCATGTTATCCGATCTTCAAGATCGAGCCGAAGCCGCCGGCACCGCCTTTCAAGGCACCGCCGAGGCCGCCGATAAGTGTTGACGCGGCACCGATCGATCCCGCCTTGCGCTTCTGCTTGGCGGAAAATTCTTCCTGCTTCGCCCGGTTTTCGTGAGCGATCGCCTTGCTTTCATGATCGAGGTAGTTGCGGCTTTGATCTGTGCCGCGAGCCTGCTCGGTATCCTGGAAGATGTTAAGAGCAGAACCATAGAACGGATCAACGCCGGCAGCGCTGTATCCTGCTGTTTGCTGGCCTTGCAGCTTGTCGTATTTCTGCGCGATGTCTTCCGACGCAGCCAAGCCTTCCCATCGTCTGGATCTGGCGTTGATGCGCTCGACCCGAGCGTTGTATTCGTTCACCGCAGCTTCACTGTTAGCAGATTGCATGGTGCCAACCGCAGAAACCGCGGCCCCCACCAATCCTATTGCAGCGGGAGCGCACATCAGCCAGTCACCGATTGTTCGACGACCACGCCCATCAAATAGCATGGCAGAGGATCGTCATGTTCGAAATGGACGTACTGCTCGCGGTCCCATCCGCTATCGATATCGACCTCGACATAACCGGAATACAGTGGCGGCGTCGCATCCATCGGATTGGATGCCACACGATAGAGCAACGGCTTCAACGAACCACCTTGATCCGTGTTGCCGCTGACTTTGCCGCCAAGTGAGCGCAGCATCCGCATGAATGTCTGGCTGATCCGCTTCTTCCTGGATTGAGCCGTGCCCGCCTGCGCACCGGCCTCGATCTCTTGCGTCGTCACCGTCATCGTGTACGGTTTGCCGATGATCACCTTGGTCGCCGCATAGGGCAGAGTGATCTTTCCGGTTGCCCCAACCGTCCCCGTCGCAACCTTGCCATTGATGAGCATCGTGACACTTTCCCCGCGCAAATGCCACAACCCAGACAACGTCGAAGTTTCAGATCCACTATATATCAAACAGCTATCAAGCAAAACCGCATCTTCTTTTGCGTCGACGTTTTCCCGAAACCGTTTTGACATAACTTCGACGTAAGCAACTGATGTACTGTCGATCGTGCGGTTCACTTGGCACCAAAGCTCATCGCTTTCTTCGCCAGACGTAACCTCTAGCTCTTTGACAAGTCCACTTCCGCCGAGCACGTGACGATGCCACGCCACGACTTCTTGCGGGCGCTGATACGTCAGGCACGCGATCTGGCCATCAGATCGAAGCGCCCAGATCAAGGTTTCTGGCGTTCTCTGGAATGCCAGCTTTGTCAGGCCGCTGCCCGTGATATGTTCGGAGAACACCGTCAGATCGACAGAATTGAACCGATCCTCGCTGAACGAGTAAGCAAACTCACGCATTCGAAGGCTGGCGTTATCCGGCTCGCCTTCACGCTCAGCGTAGACAACCGCCTGATCGACAAACACCGGCAGCACATCGGCACTACCGACATCCGTCTGCTGTGTTGCTTTGACGTTCGAAGGGCTCAATGCTTCCTGCTGGCTTGATGCGCCAAGGGCAAATTCACCGGCACTCGTCCCAGCAATCAGAACTCGCCTGCCGCTAAGCCATCTAATGCTGTCGCCATTCCCCGCCGGAAGACGATAGACGATCGCATCATCATCTTCTGGCCCGTCTTCAAAATCCTCGAATGTGCCAGACCTCGTGGCCCACACCACGGTTGGATCATAATCCGTTCCAGCCAGAAACATTCGCTGCTCGAACAAGCATATGGACTGTGGCCAGCCGCGATAGTCCGACCATGCGCCTTCTTGCCAGAACGTCGTCCCAGCCGCCACGATCGCTTGCGGCATTTGATACCGCACAATCTGTGCCGTCACCGACGTTGAAGACGAGAAAGCCGTGATCTGAACAATGCAATATCCAGGATGCAGGAAGTTCGAGTTGAAGTAAGTCCCGCCGCCAGCAACAGACCCGATCACCTTCACTGCACCAGACGTATGCTCAGGAACCCGGTTGAACTTCTCCCAGGTCGAGGCGCCTGTCAGGTTGCTGACACCGTAGACGTTGCCTTGATAGGTGTATGCGTCACCGTTCTGCAGGCTTTTGGTGCTATCGCCCAACGCAGCGCCAGGCACGCCGACGCCGCCGCCTTCTTCGTACAGCCGGAAATATCCGCCCACCATTCCAGAATCAAAATAGGCGCTTGCAGCTGTCAGAGTAAACGTTGTCCCGACCGTATAGGTTCCATAAGCCGTGACGCTGGTTGAAAAGCTGGAAGGCGTAAGCGTCAAGGTGTCGTCTGCATTGATCGTGCGGAATGGTCCAGTCGTGATCGACGGCTCCGAAAGCGTCCAGCTGGTATCGCTAAGCCTGCTGAGCTTCTGGATCGGAAAATCAGGATGCGAGATGTACATGACATCTCGGACAGTCACGCACTGCAGCTTCTGGATTTGTGCCGTCGTGTAGTTGGTTGCAAGCTCGACGATTTCTCCCGCGGTACCGCCGCTGGTGTAAGCGGCATACGCACTGCTGTTGACGCCGGACAGCTCAAACGTATTAGCCGTGACGTTGGCCACCGTGAACCATCGATTGTTCACATCGGTCATGCCGGAAACGCCCGTCACATAAACCTTGTCGCCGTTCGAGAACCCGTGGCTTGTGCTCGTCACGACTGCCGGGTTGGCCTGCGTGATCCCCGTGATGTTCTTCGCCGCGTGGGTGATAATGCCTTTGTCTTTGCAGAACCAAATGAACTGGTTCCCAAAGATCAGCATGTAGCTTTGCTCGGTCGAATACTGGAACCTGACGAACCGATGCCGTGCTGTTGACGGCAAGTTGATGACGTACTGCGTACCGCTGCGCTTGTAGATCCCGCCATGCACGGCAACAATGCCGTTTTCGATCGTCTGGCAACCGTTCTTGACCTTCGCGACCTCTGGCCGGTTCCAGATCCGCGGGCTGACTTCGCCCCCGGTGAAATTGTTTACGAGGGCGTTGGCTCTGGTCAATCTAGTTCCTCACCAGTATCCATGGGCTAACGTCAACAATTTCTCGAGGCGAGCCTTCCTGGGAATCTACCGTCCTCGCTTCAGCCAGCTTGCTCATGTAGATGTCCCACATCGTCTTGGTCGCTGACTGGTTGTCAGTGAGCGGCATGCAAAGTTCTGACGACAAGCGAGCTGCAACGGCATCTGTAAAAAGAGCGTCCCAGGTCGATGTATCCGTCACCCGCGCGATGTATTCGATCGAACACGCCGACTCGTTGGCCAGCAGTGAACGGCCTTCTATGCGGTACGGGATCTGTGCTTCCGCCCAAACGCCGGCAGACGGTTCGTCTCGTGACGAATAGCCAAGCGCTTCCCAGCTTGTGCGAATGACCTTCAGGCAATAGGGGTCTGAAGGCAGGGTGAATGCATAGGTGTATTCGTGATTTGGCGTTGTCGTAGATGCAGCCAATGCCGCCCTGCGCACTGCAAAGTTCCACGGATGAGCTCTGAGAACCGCATCTCTAGTGCGAGGGAAATGAAGTCGGCACAGATCGCCCGCCTTGCTGGTGTCGCTCGATATATCTGTGATTTGGTTGTGCCCGATGCGGGTAAGAGCAAGATTGCAGACTTCGGTTTCTGACGTTGCGCTCATGTGCTCAAGAGCCCTTGTGTGCGTAGCGTGGCGAGCAGGTTGTTCAGCGCTGTCCTGGCTTCCGCATCCACCGTTGCGCCGCCCGATGCGTCAGGAATGGCAGAGCCTGGAGTTATCTTGGCCTGCACCGTTGCGCCAACGGCGTTAGAAATCCGGGCATCAGCGGCGGTGTTGAAATCCGTCACTTCCGATGCCGTATGCGTGTGTGTCGTGATTGCAGCTGACGACGCATTCGCCACGATCAATTCATCTGGCTTGACCGCAGCAGGCGCCGTCTGCAATTCCGCCCGCAGCCGTTCTGCCTCCTTGGCCGTCACGGCTTTGATTTCGACGGATCGCTTCGTTCGAAGATATCGCCTAGTCATATGAAAATGGGGGCCGAAGCCCCCACCTCCTTAGTCGTATGCGAAATACAGCTCCAGCGTGACCGTTCCAGTCGCGTTGGTAGCTGCATCCGCCAGTGTGGCGATCAAGTGCATGTCGCACTTCGGATCGGACGTCTGGCCGTTCACGAACTGCCAAGCAGCCTTGCCGTAGTTCGCGATGTCCTTGATCACCGATGCCGAGCCGGCGGCGGAAGCGACGTCGATGCCGTCGTTCAGCGCGTCGGGGTCAGCGGTGAAATCGCCAGTCTTGAGCGGCGTGAATCCAATATCGAGCGTCGGCGATCCGGTCGAAGCCAGATCATCGAAGTAGAGCTTGGACATACCGAGCAGACGAGCATTAGACGGAACCACAGCAAGGCTCAGAACCTCACCAGCTGATGCAGCCGTCATCTCGACCGTTTCGACCCACACCTTGACCCGGCCACCACCTTCACCAGCATCAGCCAGTGACCTAGTAGTCGAGTTGAGCAGCCCGGTCATAATCCGGGAGCCGTATTGAGTAGCCATTATTAGCTCCTTTCAGATCAGACCTTAGACATCGGCTTCAGGGTTGGCGCCCGGATCACACTCGATGTACCCAACGCGGGCTTCTTCCATCCGCGTCGCGCCGATCGACATGCATGCGAACACCTGAGTTGCGTAGTTCTTGTCATCGCGCTCGGAAATCCTGGTCATGATGTCCTTGCCGATGCCGAGAAGAATGCCACCCTTGGCCCAAAACAGAACCTTGTCATCGCTGTTGCTATCGACGCCAATGCGCTCTGTCGGGATGATGTTGAATCCTGCGAACTGACTGATCTGGCCAGACACCAGCGGCTTAATCGCGTTGTAGTCATGGCTCGAAACCCGAGTGTCCATGAGCAACGATTTGATCTGCCGGCTGTTGACGATGCACCAGCAGTCGTCATCAGGATCGACGTTGTTGGCGCCGAGCAGTTTCTTGGCCTCGAGCAGCTTTGCCACGTTGAGACCAGTGTCCGCCGCCGAAACGCCGGGCCACACCGTCTGAACATCGACGACCATGCCCGTGTCAAACGCGGTCGAAGTAGAACCATCGACGCCCGTATATGCCGTGCCGGTTGCCGCCTCGATGATGGCGTCATCCATGGCGCGGCCCATCGCGAACGCTGCAGCCTCGGCATATTGAGACGTTGGATCGATGAGCATACGGATCTGGTCCTCGCCATCGACGAGATCGGACCAATCGTAATCATCCAACGTCACACGCCTACGAGCGTGCGGGGTATCCATCCGCGGCGTGTCCGCATGGCGCGATGTGCGCTTGCGGGCCGAGGTTGCACCCAGCTGCTCGTAGAAACCACTTTTTCCGTTGATCGTTTCGACACGCACGGAGCGCCGAAGACGTGAACCTTTCTGCTGCGAAAGGTGATAGACGTTCGCTTTGTATTGCTCGACGAACGCCGTCGTGATCTGGATAGACATCCAAACCCCCCATGGCTGAAATTGATGATGTTCGTCGATCGCTGGTTGTTGGTTGTCCGCTAGTGAGCGGGCCGAACCGGATCGTTAGACGCAAGGTCACTCAAGTTGGCTTGGTCCGGGCCGGCATCAGCCGGATTATCGTCCCTTACCTTCGGAGGCCTTCCGCGCCGTTTCATGGGGGGCTCAACGCCTTGTCCCTCGGTCACATAGGCTTCCAGCTTGCGCGCCCGCTCAACCCACCTATCCACGTCTGGATTAGCGAGTTTAGGGTCCGCAAGTGCGAGGCATCTCAACCGGATCTCGTGCATCGTCATGCAGCAGAATCCGGGTAAAGAGCCTCAAACAGCTTCGAGCGCTCGGCAACAAGCCGGTCGTGATCCGGATGCGACTTGTCGAACAGCGCCTTTTCATGTTTCGAATTGAATGCATAAATGGCCTGCTGGATATCCTGCGGCTTAGCTTGTGCCTCAGGCCTTCCTTGCAGCCGTGTATGGCCTTCCATGTCCTGGCCGATGCGATCGAGAAAACGCACCATCCTTGGATCATTGCCGATGCCGGTCTCATTCAAGAAGTTCGTAAAGTCGGGA